AGTTCTGCAAATATTATTGAGACTTTTACAATGAATGTGAAAGATCAAGTTACTAATACTGGTGAATTTGAAATCTCTTTAACCGCAACTCAAACTTCTGGGATTCCTGTAAACAAATCCAAAACTGCTGAACGTGAGATTACTTCTTACGCATACGACATTGAGAGAGAGTTCTCCGATGGACGTGTGGAGCGTGTTTTGGAGGGGCTTGCAAATGTATCTCCAGAGGTCACTAGATGAATGAGTTCTCAGTTAATGTAGTCCAAAACGACGATCCAGTAATAATTCAGGTCATAGAAAATAATTTTACAGTAGAGCCACAAGTTCAGAGTGAGCCAATTGTCATTACTGTTTATGAAGGTATTAAGGGCGAGAAGGGCGAGAAGGGCGACACTGGAGATTCAATCGAGTCACTGACTGACGTTAATGACGTAGAGTTAGAAGATCTCTCTGATGGTGAAATCCTAGTTTATGATTCAAGTACGCAAAAATGGCGTAATAAATTCGGTCTACGAACCGAGAAAATAATTCTCACGCAGCAAAATGTCGATGACATGGAAATTAGTCTACTGAAAATGCCGCATTACTCTGAGTCAGTAACTCTGATTCCTGTAGGTGGTATTCCGCAAGTAAATGGAATTGATTTTGATGTGATCGACAACATTATATCGTGGGAAAATCTAGGTCTTCAAGGTGTTCTTGAAGCTGGAGATATGGTTGTTGTTCACTATTAGGAGAAAAAAATGGCAAATAAACTGTTAAAGAAGTTTTTAGGTGATGATCAGGTAGATTCAACGAAGATTTTACTTGATAATAACACTGCAATCAGAAGTAAAGATTCAACTGATACAGAATCTCAAATGCTTAAAATTGATGCAACTGATAAGCTTATCGGTTACAAAAATGGCGGCAATGAAGAACTTGCATACAAGTCAGATATGACTGCTTTTCAAGATCACATTGATGAAACTTCTGGAGCACACGCTGCTTCTGCAATTTCAAATGCTCCTACAGGAAATCTAAGTGCCACTACTGTTCAAGGTGCATTAGATGAATTGCAAGGTGACATTGATGCAATTGATCTTACTGATCTAATTGATGATTCTGCAATGAGTTTAACTACTGTTTACTCAAGTCAAAAATCGGATCAAGAATTTGTAAACGCTGCTGGTGATTCAATGACTGGCACTTTAGCGATGGGGTCAAATAGAATTACTGGTCTTGCTGATCCTGTAAATGCTCAAGATGCGGCAACAAAAAATTATGTTGATACTAACTTTATTCCAACTTCTGAAAAAGGTGCGGCACTAGGTGTTGCAGAATTAGATGGCTCTGGAAAAGTTCCTGTCAGTCAGTTGCCTTCAGCAATAATGACATATGAAGGTGTGTGGGATGCTTCTACAAATACTCCATCACTTGCTGACGGTACTGGTGACGCTGGTATGGTTTATCGTGTATCAGTTGCTGGTTCTCAAGATCTTGGTTCTGGTGGAATTTCTTTTGAAGTTGGTGATTATGTAATCTACAACGGAACAATTTGGGAAAAATCTGACACTACCGATGCAGTAGCATCAGTGAATGGTTTTACTGGAGTAGTTTCTCTTGATTCTGATGATATTTCAGAAGGATCAGTAAACCTTTACTACACTGAAGCTCGCTTTGATTCATCTTTTTCTGGAAAAGACACTGATGATTTAAGTGAAGGTGTAGCAAATCTTTACTTCACTGAAGCGAGAGCAAAAGCTGCTGCTGTAAGTGATGTTGCTTATGCAGGTTCTTGGAATGGAGTAACTGATGTTGCTGCTTCTAAGAATGCCGTTTACGATCAAATTGAACTTGAACGTGCTAGAATCCTTGCACTCGAAAACGTATCACCAGAAATCTTTAAAAAGGTTCTTATTTCTGGCGATATTACAAACGAGTACATTGATCTAGCTCACTTAGCGATTGAAACAAACGATTTTCATGTGTTTGTTGATCGTCTAGCTCTTCATCAAGGTGCTGCTGAAGATTACACTCTAAGCGTTGAAGGTGGAGTAACTCGTATTACTTTCTTGAATGAAATGGTTGGAGTAGGCAATCAAAAACTTGCAGTAGGTGATAATATCTACGTTCGTTACAAGCGCAGTCTATAATTAATTATTGGGTGAGGGGGAGTTTCTCTCTCACCCTTTTTTCAAGGTAAATATGCCAAAATTGATTGAACCAAAATATATTAGTCCTGATATGACTGACGATACTGAGCTTGATGCAGAATCTACTGCTCGCTCATCTGCTGATACTACTTTACAAAATCAAATTAACTTAAAACAAGATTTACCTAAAACTTATTTGATCACTGCAATTCAATCTACGAGTTCAGTGACTCATTCAGATATTACTGAATTTGTTTCTGAATCTTTACCTGTTGGAACTTATAAAGTCAGAGCAATGGGAAAAGTTTTATCTTCTTCAACTACAAATGGTTTTGGATTAAGAGTGCAAAATGGTACTGCAATAATTTCAAATTACGTTATTGATTGCGAACTTGAGCAAGGTGCTAGTGGTACGACACAAGATTTTATTTACAAGCAAGTTGCAGCAAACGTAAACATAACTTCAGCAAGCGTTCCATCAACAACCGTACCTACTGTTTTTGAAGTTGATGGTTTTATCACTATTTCATCTGCTGGAACTGTAAAGATGCAATTTAGAAGTGAATTAAATACTCAATCTGTTGCAATTCAAGTTGGATCAGTTTTCACATTGGAGAAAGTAGCATGATTATTGAAGGCCAATACGTTACAAATGAAGTTGAACTCGAAATTGCAATTTCTAACCTTGGTGAATCCTCAAAAGTAATGCTTAGAAATATGTTTTACGGTACTCCACAGCCAGCTTCTACCCAAAAGGATCTCGACTATCAAAAGTATCTGAAAAGAGCTTCAGTAAAAGATCAAATTCTTGCAGAAATGGCTTCTGAAAATATGGAGCGAGTTAGAAATGGTGTTTGGACTGTTCCGCAATTGATTGCGCTTACTCAAGATGTTGAATTGAAGCTAGTTCTCGATGACATTGCAACACTTAGTTTTGAACTTGCTCAAAGCAAATTGAATGCGGCAACTAATCCAATGATCACTTCAGATATTAAAACTCAATGGATTACTAAACTGCAAAATAACCTTTTTAACTCATAAGGGGAATACATGAAGAAGATTACAAGCATGGTTTTTTTTGGAGTTTTCGGTTTACTGGTCATTTATGACATTTATGCGATTCACATTGGTGGAACTGAGTCTTCTATTTCCTCAGTGCTCATCAATTTCAGCTATAAAATGCCAATGTTTACATTTTTTTGTGGGTTTATTTGCGGTCACTTGTTTTGGAGAATGAGATCCAACAAGGACACGATGAAAATTGATTCTGAAAAGTAATAACTGAAGCGATAAACGTCGAATACAGTTTAGGAGAAATTCGTGGCTAGAGAAGATCAATCAAATTTTCGTTGGGCTAATATCGGTGGATTGATGAGTAAGCGCATGAAACGTCGTAGCACTCAGCAACTTGGTGTCATTTCTCGTGAGAACGAAAACAAGAATCAGAAGTATAGAAAAAAAGAACTTCATAAGTTTGATCAGTATTATGACAGTGCTCAATATGATCACTTGCCTTCATGGGATAAGTCAGTAGCCCAAAAGGGTGAATATGTTGCGGTAAGGAATCGTAAGCCAAGATTCAAGTTCCCATTCGCTAAGAATCTCTCTCAACGCTTAACGGCAAAGTTTTTGGGTCAGTCAGTATTCCCAAAATTCAAGATTGAAGAATCTCCTGATGATCAGGCATACATTGATGCGGTCATTCGTGAGTCAAAAATCAAATCTGCTATTCTTGAACCGATCAGAAGATGCCTAAACACTGGATCATACTTTCTTCGCTTCAAAATTGATCGTGGAGCGGTTTCTTTTGAAGGATGGGACTCAAAGTATTGCTATCCTGTTCTGCTTCCTAATGGCGAATTAGAGAGCATTGTCGTGCAATATGTTTTTGAAGATGAGAGCGAAAAGGATCTTCAAGGTAATTACAAAAAGAAGTGGTACAAACTTGAGCTTAATACTCAATCTGAGATCCTTTTTGACAATCCTGAGTATGTTGAGAATGAAGATCCAATTTTCACAGAAGTAGACCGCTTTGATCATGGTTTTGGATTCGTTCAAGGCCAATGGTTCAGGACTCATGAGGATTCAAAAAACCCTGATGGCTATGGGCTAGTTTCTGACATTACCGATTTTATTGATGAGATCTGCTATTCTCTTTCTCAAAGCTCTCAATCTGTATCTTACAATCAAGATCCTATCCTGACTTTTAATAACATGGCTGAAGATGAGCAAGAAGGCTTAATTCGCTCCGTAATGAAGGCTTGGAACTTAGGAAGAGAAGGTAAAGCCCAATTCCTAGAATCAAATTTAAGTGGCGTAGAGCGCGCTGGTGAGCTTCGTGACAAGGTAACGCAAAACATTGGTGAGATCACTCGTATTGTAATGCTAGACCCTGAAAAGATCGTCGGATCTGCTCAATCTGCTAAGGCAATGGAAGTGCTTCATGCGCCATTGAAAGATCTCATTGATGAGCTTCGTGCATCTATGGAAGGCCAAATCAAAAGTTTAATTCTCAAGATTGCATTAACGATTTTGCTTGCCGATAAAATGGGAATTGAAATTCCTATCACAATGCCACAAGGCTACACTCCAACTTCATTAAATATTATTGTTTCATGGCCTCCAATTTTCCAACAAACAATGGAAGATCTTCAAAAGAAAGTTCAAGTGGCTTCTGCTGCTGCTACTGCAAGCTTGATCTCTCGTGAAGCTGGTACTCGTTGGTTAGCCAAAGATTTTGATATTGAAGACATTGAAGCAGAGATTGCTAAAATCGCTGCACAGCCTGTTCTGAATCCATTCGGGGGTTTCTAGTGAAAAGTTTCATTCGCAAATTTGTATTATTAATTGCTGGAATAAACAATGAGGTGACTGCATGAGTATTGGTGCAAAAGCTGGTGTGATTTTTCGTCGTATCGGTGGACGTGTGATTCCAATTGTAAAGAATGTTGGAATCGGTGCTGCATCTGGGTATGTATCTGGAAGAATGGTCACTGACGTTGCTGCTGCTGAAGAAGGCGGCAATAAAGGTGCAAAGATTGGTGCTGCAATTGGTATTGTTGCAAGCATTCCTCCTCGTCCTGTAGCTCGTGCAGTAAAGCATTTTGCGACTCGCTATTGGATGGGTGTGAAAGCAAGTGCAAATGCTAAGAAAGCAGCAAAAACTGGTTTTAATGCAACTAGAAATTACAGTAAGGCTATCATTAAAAAATGAAAACTGTTCCAATGACCAAAAACTCAAGTGGGAAATATGTTTTCCGTAGAGTGAACGGAAGAATTATTCCTATTTTGGCAAAGGCTTCTGCTGCTGGTGCAATTTCTGCTGGAACTGGTTTAAAACTTTCTAAAGATAAACTTTCTAAAGAAAATAAGTCTCCAAATAAATTACTTCAGGCTGCTGCAATTGGTGCAAGTATTGGATCTGCATTTATCTCAGCATTTCCAATTAAGAAATTAGGTTTTTTTGGATCTCAAGCAGCAAGTCTTGGAGTTGATGCAATTGGAACTTCTTTAAATGCTGCTTCAGTATCTAAGATGAGTGGATCTAAAAAGAAGAAAGTAAAAGAATTTGCAAAAGCTGAAATAAGATCTGCTGCTATTGGATATGGAGCATGGGGAGCTATGCTTTTAAAGAATCAAAATGTAAGAGCAAATATTTTTAAAGTCACTCGTAAGGCAACTAGAATTGTAAGAGGTTCATTTTGAGTGAATATATTTTCAGACGCATTCGAGGTCGCATTGTTCCTATTGGAAGAAAGAAACAATCTGAAGCCAAAAAAGGTGCTGCAATAGTTGCTGCTGGTGTAGCTGTCTCTGCAAGCGGTGGAAAAGCTTTTAAAAAAGTAGAAGGAATGGTTTTCAGGTCTGAGCAAAGAGCAAAAAATGCTTTTATTTCATTTAGTTCTAAAGTGAAAAAAGGAAGTCAAATGACTTTTGATGATTTACTTAGAGATCAATCAGCAGAAAGAATCGCAAATAAATTCATCAAAAAACCTGCTTTATTATCTAAAACACTTCCACTTATTAGAAAATCTTCTATTTTTACTGGTGCTGCATTGATTGGTTATGGTGCAGGAAAAGTTGCAAAGTCATTATCAAATAAAAAGAACGAAAATAAAGCCCAAAACATTGGCGCGGTATCTGGAGCTGCTGCAACGATAGTATTTGCTTCTGCATTAGATCCTTCAATTGTATTAAATTCACCAAAATTTAAGACGTTTAAGGTGCTCAAAAGAATATTTAAATAATCATGACCCAATTCTTCTTTGAAGATGAATCTGTTCAAAACACTGCTCAAAATCATATTGATCAAATCTTAGCTCTGGAGCAACGAGAGTCAGAGAGAATCATAAAGCTCTATCGTAAGGTAAGACACGAACTAAGAGACAGGCTTGAATACGCTCCAAAAGGAACTTTTACAGAAGAAAAGCTTCGTGGAACACTCGCACAAGTTGAGCTTGCCATTGATGCAATGTCAAAGAATCTCACTAAAGGCATTTCTGATAGTTCTGACCTTGCTGCTGAAAAGGGAATTGATCATCTGATCACTGAGATCAATAAATACAATAAAATTTTCAAAGGATCATTCATTCCTATCAATCTTGACGCTGCGGTCGTGGCTTCTGATACTGATAACTTACTTTTCAATCGCTATAAGACTTCTATTGATGCTTATTCGGGTGCTATTCGCTCAAGGATTGCTCAGGGGCTTACTGAAGCAGTAGTTCAGCAACTTACACTAGATGAAGTAGTTGGATCAATAGGACGTACATTTCAGGGCGAGGAATGGAAGCTGCTACAAATATCACGCACCGAGCTTCACAATGTATATTCACAAGGTAAGCTTCGCGGAATGAGTGATCTATGGGGCGAGGGTAAAGGTGACATTCCTGATTTAAAGAAAACACTATTTCACCCAATGGATCTGCGTACCGGCTCAGACTCAAAACGATTGGCTCAAAATAATCCTATTGTTGATATTGATGAGCCATTCATCGAGGACTCTACAGGTAAGAAGCTCACTTATATGGCTCCACCAAACAGGCCAAATGATCGTGCTATTTTAATCCCTTACCGAGAAGAGTGGAAGAAATGAAATGCAATAGCATTCCATGTTTCAAAGAAGCTGCTGAAAATCAAAAATACTGTTCAAGAGAGTGCTCACCATACGGTCACTTACTTACTCAAAAAACTTTTAAGCGTGGAACTTCACGATCTCACCAAAAGGAATCTGCAAAGAATCGTCCTAAGAGATATGTGAAGAAAGAAAATAAAGACATTCCTCTTTGGCTCCGTAAATGGAGGGAAGAAAGAAAAATTCCAACAAAATAAATATCTGTCGATCACATTGTGAAAGGCGGTGTTTATGTCAGGTACACAAACACAAACAAACACTCAGGTAGATCCTGAATTAGAAGTAACTCCTCCGGCTGGTACGGATGATTCAAATAACAGTCAAAGTGAAGATCTTGGTGACTTCAGTGATCCAGTGAAAGCTGCTGCTGAAATTAAAAAGTTAAGAGCTGAGGCTGCAAAGCATCGGACTAGAGCAAAAAACCTCGATGGTGAAATGCTTACGATGAAATCAACGCTAGATAAATTGAAGCAAGCGTTTGGTGGAGAAGATCAAGAGATTGACCCTGCTGAACAACTTCAAGCTATTCAGCAACAAAACGAAAATTATCAGGTTGAGCTTGGTATTTTGCAGTTAGCTCGTGAGCATAGCATTTCCCCTGATCAAGATGACTATTTCAGATTCTTGTTGACCAAGAAATTTGAAGGTCTTGAAGAGGGTGGAGAACTTACTGATGAAGATCTTCAGGAAGTGATTCAAAAAGTACAAGGCGTTTCTGGCATGAAACAAAATCCTGCATCTACTGGTGTAAATGCTGGAAAAAAAGATCCTGCTGGTAATGGAAAGAGTTCAGTTTCGGCTGAGCAATTTGCAAAAATGACTTTAACTGAGAAATCTAAACTCTATGTTAGCGATGCTGCTCTTTACTCTCGACTACTAACTGAGGCGAATGAAAAACGTCTTATCTAAGGAGAATGTAAATGGGTATTACTACAAGTGCTGATGTGAATTTTAGTCCTAAAGTATGGTCTGACCATTCAATGGCTCATTTTGATCGCAAAATGGGCTTAGGACAACTTGCTTTGATTGATCGTACACTTCAATCAGAGCCGGGTGAATCTGTTAACTTTCCATTCTATAACAAGATTGGTGCAGTAGAAGAAGCGGTTGAAAACACTGCTCTATCTGTTGACAAGTTAACTGATGGATCATTCAACGTGACCATTAAAGAAATCGGTAAGGCTGTTGGTTGGACTGACAAGTCTAAGCGTGTATCGGCTCAAAAAGATCCAGAAGGCGAAGCACAACGCCAATTGGGTATTCTTTACGCTGAGAAAGTTGACCAAGATCTAGTTTCTTTGATCAATACTTCTGGAAACTATTCTACTGCATTAACTGCATTGGATTATGCTACTGGAAAATTAAACATCAATAAATTGCTAGAACACAACATTGTTGGTTTTGGTGATAAAGCTGAAGAGTCTGTTGCATTCGCAATGCACTCACTTCACTTTCTTGAATTGATGAATAACTCTGGAAACGGTTTCTTAACTAAGAATGACAATGATCCATTCAACGGCGTTCAAGGTTTCCAAGGTCGTATTTTGAATCGTGCGGTGTTTGTTTTGGATACTATGCCAGAACAAGCTGCTATTGATGGCAAGAAGGCATTCCCTATCTTCTCATTCAAAGCTAACCCATACGGTATCTATATGGCTGAAGAGCTTAAAATCGAAAGAGATCGCGATATTCTTACTCGTGAGAACTTGATTGCTTCCACTATGTGGTACGGCACTCTTGGTCTACACGCTAAGATCGCGGCTTCTGACAAACGTGTGATTCGTTCAGTTCTTCCAACTGGCGTATCTGCATAATAAGTTTTCCCCCTGCTCAGAAATGAGTGGGGGGATTATTTTTTGAGGTAATTAATATGGGTGGAACAATGGCGCGTCGAAGAGCTAACGATGCAAAAAAGAAAAAAGATGCTCAAAAAGTTATTGAAAAAGAAACTGAAATTTTCAAAGTTGAAGAGCCAAAACTTAAAAGTAAGAAGAAATAATCATGGCATTTACAAGCGCACAAAAAATTAAACTTGTTACTATACTTGGATGGCCTGCAAAAGTGCTAGACAATACAAGTACAAGTTACAATAGCACGATTTATGCTCGAATTAACGGCATTGATTCTGACATGGAAGAGCTTGTAACTGAGTTTATTGATCGCATCATTGAACTTGATGAAAAACTAGCAACTTCAATCAATAGAGCTGGTGTGAAGTCTATTGATGATATTGAGTTCTTTGGTGATGCTGGTGGTTCTAGTGAGTTTCCTACATTAAGAAAAGAGAGATCAAGAATCATTCGTGAGCTTGCTTCATTTCTTGATGTGGCTGTGGGATCTGGTGCTTCATCGTCTAATATGGTGAATATTTGCGTATGAGTGGCATTGTTGATGACCTTAGAAGCTCTGTAAATGACATTCTTGGCCTAAGAGATTCTTTGGGAGTCGGTCTTAAAAAGGTTTATCTCGTTACTCGCACTTGGTCAGGCTCAGAACTTGGTGAAGGCACCAAAACAGTTACTAAAAAGCAACTTCTTCCTTCTCCTCGTGTCGTTGAGTTCATGGATGAGTTTAAGATTAAAGATGGCGGTGCAGTTCAGCAAGGCGACCTTCTTTTGAAAATGATCTCAAAGCAAAGCTATCCGTTACGATCTGACATTGATTGCACAACTTCTTCTGAAAACGTCGAGAAGTTCTATGAGGTCGGTGGAACTCTTTACCGTGTGATTATGGTGAGAGAAAAGCACGTTGTTTGGGACGTGCAATTAAGAAGGGATTCAAAACAGTGATTACCGCAATTATTAATGACAAATTGGTAGCATCAAGACAGCAATCAAGAATCAAAAATACAAAATTACTTAGCAAATCTACAAAACAAAAACTTAAAATAAAAAGTTTTAGCATTTCTCACTTATTCATTTCTTCGTATTACAAACTAGCTAGTTTAATTCGAGGATGATATGAAATTCATTCGTAAAAACGGACGTGTAATTCCTATTAGAGATAAAAAAGAAGGAAGTATTGCTCGTGGATTTTCACGAATTGGGTCAGAAGTTGCTGGTATTGGAGCAAAGTTAACTATTGGATCTTATATAGGTTCAAAAATGACAAAAACCTTTACTCCATCGGCTTTAAAAAGTTTTAAAACATTACAAAAAGTTGGAGCACGTTCTTTTATTGCTGGTTTAGCTGTAAATGTAATTGGAACTTCACTTACAAAGACAAAAGATATTAGGTCTGGCGATAGTGGAATTTATTTTGGAAAGAATGCTAATAGAAGGGCAAAGCTTAAATGAGATTCATACGAGTGAATGGAAAAGTAATTCCAATTAAAGATAAAGATCCTAGCTCACAACAAATAAAAAAAAATTATAAAAAATTTGGTGATGGTGCTAATCAATCTTCAAGAATTGAATCTAAATATGCAACAAAAGGATTTAATACATCAAAGACAGCAAAGTTTTTATCTGGTGCTGGTGCTTTATCTATGATTGGTGGATTTCTTACTAAAGGAAAAAAATCTGGTGCATTGTTTGGTGCTGGTTTTGCATCTGTTGTAGGAGCATCTATTGCTGGTAAAAAAAATCAAAAGAAATACGATGTTTTAAAAGAAAAAGAATATGTTCGTACTTTTGGAACAACTTCTGACGGTAAGCGTCCTTCAAAAAATAAAACTGGAGTCTGATGATCTCAAAGACTGTTGATCTAAAAGATTTTGCAAAAGAAATTGGTGCTTACTCTAAGGATCAAATCGAGGCATTGAAACATGCTACTCTTTTGGGAATCGCTCAATCTATTCCAATGCTCGTTGAGAAATCTCCTGTCGATACTGGCTTATATGCTCAAAGCTGGGGCTTTAATAAAACTGAAACTGGTGCAATCTTAGGAAATTCGGCTCCTCATTCTCCAATTATTGAATACGGTGCTCGTCCTTTTAAGCCACCATTGGCTCCATTGCTTGCATGGGCAAAGAGGGTACTAACAAATCAAAAAGATGAAGAAGGAAAAGTAATTAAAACAGGAAAAGCAGAAGACGGATATTCCGATGCAGTTTGGGCATTGGCTATATATACGCAAAATAAAATTGACAGAGAAGGTATGAAGCCAAAGCTTGTCATGCAAAATGCAATTCCAGAGATTCTTGAAAATATCAAAGAGGAGTATCTGAAAATTGGCAAACGGTGAATTGAGTTATTCATTAATAAAGTCACTTTCTACTCACTTGCTTGCTAATTGTAAGTCATTGAAGAAGGTTTATGACAATTTTCCTAATCCTTCACAGAAGCTAGAGTATCCATGCGGTACTATTTTTAGTGGAAAGCCAACTTTTAACCCTCATGGAGATCAATACGTTCTTTTCAAGGGTGCAGTGATCACTACTGGAGCCGATTCAGGCAAATATCCTGTTCAGCGAGTAGTTGGAAACTATGAGTTTAAATTCCAATTGGATCTCTGGTGCTCAACAAAGTTCGAGCGTCATGCAATATGGCAGGAATTTTTCAAAGGATTCAATAATAACTCTTCTGCAATGGGCTTGAGCCTTCAATTGACAGAATATTTTAATACTTTCGCACATTACTCAATCACTGATTTTGATTTTAGTGACTCTGAAGAGCAGTCACAAAGATCTGAGTGGCGAATAAGAGTGGGAATCTTGGTTGATTGCGTAGCTGTCATTGAAAGAAATGAAAGTTTAATCGAAACAATCGAGAACAACGTAGAGACACCCGAAACAATCGCTCCTCCTGCTGATGAAGCAGAAGGAATTTCGATCATATAGGGTTGATATTTAATCATAGAGGAGAAAACAAAAATGGGTATCTTTAGATCAACTGATCCGACAACGTGGGATGACGTTGATGGGATTATCATTAATGAGTCTGCTCCTGCCGCAAACGTGCAGGGAGTTGCTGCTAACGTAGCTTTGCTTGTTGGTACTGCTGAGCGTGGATTGCCTGAAATTCAGACAATCGGTTCAATCGGTGAGCTTCATGAGCTTGTTGGTAAGTCTAGTTTTGGAATCAACAAAGCACTAAAAAATAAAAAGTTTGGTCGTTTAAAAGTTCTTCGTGTTGTAGCTTCTGGTGCTGTTCAAGCGTCTAAGTTATTTGAAGATGGCACTGACGATATTATTACCTTTAAAGCAAAACAAGGTAAGGGAGCGTTTGGTAATAGCATTCAAGTAAAAATTGAAGCTGGAAGCGTTTCAGGATCTAAATATACAATCAAAGACACCACTCCAAATGGCGTAATGGCTCAGGAAGTTTTTGACAATGTGTTGATCACTTCTGCATCTACTGCATTCGCATCTTCATTGCTTGTTGAAGTGACTGTTCATGCGACAACTGCTGAACCTGATGCTGTTGCATTCACTGCGCTTGCTTCTGGTGCTGACGGAACTATTGCTGATACTGATTATGAATCTGCGCTAGCAAGTGCAGAACTTGAAGGTGTTGCAAATGTTGTGTTTTTGGATACATACAACTCTACTCGCAATGGGTACTTGAAATCTCACGCTGCTAACACTCAAGATCGTATGGTTTTGGTTGCTGGTGCAGAGAGTGATTCAGTTTCAACTGCTGTAGCTGCTGCTGCAAATCTTCGTGATACTGAAGGTCGTATTATCTACGGCTTCAATCACGTTCAATCAAGCGTAGACGGAACTTTGGAATATTCAAGCCCTGCTCACTGGATGGCTTCAATCATTTCTCAGCTTCCTCCACAAGTTGACCCTGCATCAGTTCAATCTGCTGCATTTATGGCTGGTGCTACTGGCCTTAAAATGACTCTTTCACGCGCTCAATATATTCAGCTTAAAGAAGCTGGAATTTGTGCGTTTGAAAATGATTCTGATATTGGTATCAAACCAAAATCTGGTGTTGTTACTCAAATTGCTGATAGCTCTAAAGTGACGATTCTTCGTCGCCGCATGGCTGACTTCCTTACTGCTTCAGTAGCTAAGTTTTTGAAGAGCTACCAAAATGCAGTAAACAGCAAACAGAATCGCACATTGGTTGGTGGTGCAATCCAATCCTTCGTGAAGAGCTTGCAACAAGATGGAATTTTGCCTACTGATGCCGATATTTCAGAAGGTAAGGTAACTCAGGTTGATACTGAATCTCTCAATACTTCAAATTCTATTGCAAATGGTTTTTTCAAAATCATCTGGAAACAAAGAATTTTCAGCGCGATGAGATACATTGTATTGAATGCTGAAATCGGTGAATCGGTTGTCGTAACGGAGCAAGGAGCATAATATGAGTGCAAGTATCAGAGGCCACCAAGGTCAATTCAAAGTATTCGAGAATGGCGAACTTAAAAAAATCGTCAATATCACAAAAGTATCCATCAATCAGGATTCAAGCTTCTCTCGTGCAATGTACGTTGGGCAAGCTATCCCTGAAGGTGATCAATCTGTTGAAGGTTGGTCTGGATCTCTTGACATGGAAGTTAAGGACGCAGAAGTCGATAAATTCATGGATGCGCTCATCAATAGCAATCTTCAGGGTATCGGTGTAAGTGATTACACTTTTATCACGACTGAAAACTATCCTGATGGACGTACTCAATCGTATGTTTATTTTGACTGTCAGTTCAAAATGAGCCGCGAAAATGGTGGACTTAACGAGAAGATTACCAAGAAGCTTGATTTTCAAGCATCTGGTCGAATCCCACTTTAATCTCGAAAACTAGGCAAGCCCCTTAGCTTAACGGCAAAGCTGCTCTATGAAAGTACAGCATAGAGAGATCACGTTCGAATCGTGGGGGGCTTCCAATTCAAAAAGGCAATAGTGCAAATGGAACAACAAAAGGAAAGCGTATTTAAAGTAACTTTAGGATCTGGAAAAGTGGTGATCCTAAGAGAATTAAAAATTCAGCATCAAGAATTAGCTGCAAAGGCTGCTGCTCCTCGTGCTGGAGACAATGCAATGCTACTCGCAATGGCAATGCAAAAAGAGATCATCAAAATGTTACTTGTTGAAATTGATGGTCATGTTCTATCTGCAAACGAAAAAGAAAACCTTGATAAAATTCTTTCTTACAAGGAATACAATCAAATTCAAAAAGTAGTTCAGCAAATTAGTGGGTCTGACGATATGGGAAACGAGAGCATGGAAATCGTGCCCTATGGAAACACATAACTTGGGTTTGTAGATACACAAGTTTGCGGCCTGACGATGTTATGAAGCTTACGCCATTTCAGTTAAAAGTAATGACTGAGCAATTGGAGTACATTCTCGATAAAGAAAGTGGAAGAGGAAACTCATAATGTCTGTTGGCTCATTGGCCTATAACGTAGTAACGGAATTTAAGTTTGAAGTTGGTGGTGCAATTCTTGGCACTGAACAACTCAAAGGATCTATTGAAGGTCTTTCCAATTCTGCTGATCAGGCATTGATGTCATTCAAAACAATGTCTATGGGCATTGTTGCACAGTTTGGATTGGGTGCTGGCGGTATTGCTGGCACCCTTTACACTGCTCTAAAAGCTGCTGATAAATTTAAATTGTCTCAAATTGCAATGGCTAACTTGATGGGTCAAGGAATGGGCTTTGATGAGCGCATGGGAATAGCAGCTCAACACATGGAAAAGATCACAAAATTCGCAAATAAGTTTGGTCTTCCTGCTGATGATCTTTTGAATCTTACAAAATTAACCGCTCCTATGATGCGAGACAAAAAAGGAAATCCAAACTTCAATGCAGCTATTGATATGAGTAGAAATCTCATGAAGGCTGCTCCTACTCTTGGAGTCGATACTAACCTAGTTGCTGGTCAATTACAGAGCGCAATCTCAGGCCATGCCTCAATGGGTGATACTTTATTTCAAAGGCTTGTAGCTGACACTATGGAGATGAAAGGGCAAACTTCTCAATCATTCAATGCCCAAAGTGAACATAAACGTATTTTTATGCTAAGAAAAGCATTGGGTGAGTTCACAAAAGACAGTCAGGTTCTTGAAGCAAACTTAAATACATTAAACGGACAAATGACTGTTCTAAGGAATAACATTTCAAGTGCCACTGGTATTTTATCCGAGATTGGTCAAACAGTGATGGAAATTGTTGTTCCAACTCTAAAAGAGTTTAATGCTTTTTTAGAAAATGAAGGAATGCAAATCGCAAAAAGCATTGCTCATGGGCTAGAGCCTTGGATGAAAGGCGGCTGGAGAAATCTAGTTGTTAGTTTGATGCAATTAAGAGAGTTTTTTGGTGACTTTAAACTAGCTTCATCAATTTTAACTACTGTTGGAATGCTCATGCTGATCAATACGGCATTAAAATTTCTAAAAATTGAAATTCCACTCGTTTCTGGAGCATTAAGAGTTATGTCTAATGCTGTTCATTCACTTGAAAAGGATCTTTTAAGAGGTGCTTTTGGAATGAAGGCTTACGGAAAAACTGGCGCAATGATGGCTGGAGGTGGAATGACTGGATTTATTGCAAATGTAGCATTTAAACTAAACTGGCTTGTTACTGCAATTTCAAAAGTATTTGCACCATTAACTTTTTTGGTATTTTTATTTCAATTATTTTCAAGAGCTGCTGCAATTGCAAAACTTGGAGATCTTGAAAGGCTAAAAAATGCACTTCCTATCATTGCTGAAACTGTAGCATTGTTTTCAAGACTTGGAGCTTTCTTCATGGAAGGTTTTAACGGTCTAGCAGAATTAATTGCTCCAATTTTTACAGATATATTTTACGCAATAATTAAAGACGTAACTGAGATTGCAAATACAATATTAACTATTGTTGGATTGGCTACAATGGGCTTTCAAGCTCTCAGTTTGGCGTTTCTTGAGTTCTTCAATCAATTGAAAAATCTTTTTTCTGGTGATGGATTTAAGTTTTCAGCAATCGGTGATGCGTTCGATTTTGGTATGGAAGATACATACAATAGAATCTTTGGAAAAATTGGCGATGGATCTGGAGCAACTTCAAATCAAATCACAAATATCAATAAAGTTGAGATTAACAATGCTTTCAAAGAAAATGCTCAGCCGGATCGTGTTGCATTCACGATGAAAGAGCAAATCATGAAAGCTGCGATGAATACTGCTCAAGGTTCACGAACTATGCAAGGTGCTCTAGTTAGTCGATAACCCAATGATATGGGATTATTAAATTCTGTCGGTACAAAAGGGTTAGGCGCACTTGGAATCAATACCGATAGGAAGGTGGAAGCTCCTCCTTCTGGTGATTTTAAGTCTTTTAACGTCTATGAGATCGTTAAAGGTAAAGAAAAACCACTTAATGAAAACGGATATGGCTTTGTTCTATCTGGTTCATTCATGCCAAAAACCTCTCTTGATTTTGGTGGATCTCAGGAAATCAAAAAAGATTATTATGCTGGTGCGAAAGATCCTACGGTTCAAGTTCTCGGATACCATGAGAATGACGTAATTATCAAAGGCACTTTAAAGGTAAAAAGATTAAACCGACCAAACACGCCTAGTTCATTTAGTTCTGAAGAAGGCAAGAAAATCGCTGTCATCTTTCAAGAGCGCATGGATGATGTTTGTCGTCGCGGCAACATGGTCAAGATCGAATTGGGTGAGTGGATTCGATACGGTATTCTTGAAGATGTTAAGTTTTCTCTTAGAAGATTGGTAGATATTGATTTTGAGCTCAAATTTTCAATCATTGGCAAAACAATGCCTGATGGATGCAAAGCAACTGAGCCAAAACACGACGATGCAAAGCAATCAAATCAGGATCTTTTAAAAGCTGCAAATACTGCATTGGCAAACGGAAAGAATTTTCCTGACTCTATGCCTAGATCATTGTCTGACTTTATTAACGATCAGATTGGAGCTGTTGCAAACGTAGTGGCTGACGTTACTGGATTCGTTGATGGTATCGTTGACGATGCTGACAGTCTTTTAAGCTCAGCAAATCGTGCTCTAGGTATGATTAAGTATGCGAGAGCGTACATTTCAAGGACTGTGAGACAAATCGGGATGATTAGCTATTCAGCTTCTAATCTTGGATCTGCGTTCTCTAGTGAAGCCGACAAGCTTACTGCAACAATTAAAAACGCTCATTTCATCAACAATACAAAAGTGGAATTATTTAGCTTGGCTGCGTTCTTAGCGGCAATGCAAAAGAAGTTTGAAGGAATTGCAAACACGACTCCACAATCACGTCACTTGATTGCTGAGAGCGATACACTTCAAAAGATCTCAACTAAATACTTTGGTACTCCTGATAGCTGGAAGAAGATTTATGATCACAACAAGCTCCAATCAACTGTTTTGACTGTTGGTACAGTTTTGGAGATCCCTAGATAATGGCTGGAATTTATTATCCGCAAGCCTGTATAGTTTTAAAGATTCTTTGGGAAGATTTTCAAATAAAATCCGATGCAAGATTGGCTCGTGAAACAACTTTGAACATTCTTGCTAAAAGTGTTCGGGTAAATATCAATGACTATTCTCATGCCGATTCTTTTGAGGCAGAAATTGATTACAAGAGCTTTCCATTTGATCCAAGGCTAATACGTTCATGCGGTGTAACTGTTCACATGGAGAACATGGAGCGGCTTTACAGCAACAATGACAATCTACTAAGGATTCAGCCCAAAACTTCAAACGCTATATTTCAAGGTTTTGCTGATGATGATTCAATCACTTTTGATGACAATAGCCGCACTGTGAAACTTGAAGGAAGAGATTTTACTTCTCTGTTTCTTGATAGAACTTACCCAAAAGGAACAATCAATCTTGAGCAAAGAATTGATCAAGTCATTCAAGAGATCATGAGTAGCTTACCAGAGAATGCAAACAACAAAATTACTCTTGTAAACAAAGTTACTGAGCAAACAAAAGAAGAATTGCCTATTTTATCGTCGTTTTTCGGTGAAAAAGACAAAACAAGTGGCAAGAAGAATGTCAAAAAAGATGAAAGCTATTGGGAATGCATTCAAGATATTTGCTCTCGTGCTGGATTAATTTGCTATATGGAGCTTGATAAGTTGATCATTAACAAGCCTCGTGTTCTATATGAGAAAAAAAACACGACATACTTTGTATATGGCAAAAATCTCAAGTCACTTGACTTCAAAAGAAAGCTTGGACGTAGAAAGAATTTTAACATTGTTGTTCGCTCATTGAACGTAGAAGACAAGGAAGTATTGCAAGCGCAAATACCTGCCGAGGCTACTGCTGAATGGTCTAATGCTGTTGGTGTTCCAAACAAAGAAGTGAAGCAAGAAAAGATCGGTGCTGATGGAAAACCGATCACTGAAGAGAATGCTCAAGCTGCTCCATATATGGCCTTCTCTGTTCCTAATATTAAAAATAAGGATCATCTAATCCAAGTAGGTCAAGAGATCTATGAAGAGATTGGAAGACAAGAGATCGAAGGCAATCTTGAAACTCGTGACATGGAAACATGGAAGTTCGATGCAGAAAAAAAGAGAGTCAATAATGGATGCTTCGATCTTCTAAAATTAAGAGTAGGCAATCCACTTTCAATTGAGATTGATGCTTCTGATATGCAAGTTTTGTCACGATTGGGCGACGTTGATGAGAGAAGAAGATACTTGATTAGACAGTGTTATGACCAAGTTTCTGCGGATGTAATTGCCAGATCTTTAAGCCGTATTTCGACCCCATTTTATACAAAATCAGTAGAATACACGATGAGTATTGATAGCGGATTTTCAATGAAAGTTGAGTTCATTAACTTTATTGAGACTGCAAACAAAGGACTAGCAAAATGAGTAAGGGTTTTGGTCTTGAAGATCTCAGAAAGGTTTTTGAAGACAGAAGACA